TGCGCTACAACAAAGCCACAACTCAACCCAAACACCACATCACAGGCATATGGTTTTTTAAGAATAGAGCAATGGGTAATCAAACATCACTCAACCAACAATAGCTGGACTAACTCCGCGGGCAGCCCAGCCAACAGGGAGCCCTGACGATCCTCATCACGCAACCTTGCAGCACAAGGACATGGCGACCGTCCTCCAATAGTAATTCTCTTGAGGCCCACCCACCGGCTCGACCTCGACACCACAGGACCTCTCCCCACAACTCCGACATAGTAAACGGCCTCCTCCTGAATCAATTGGCCCAAGATGTACTGCCCTACCACCAACAACTCGTCAAACTCTTCAAGATGAGGTCTGATATCGAGCCCTCGAATCATGACCAAGTCCATCAAGAAGCCATAGTTATCCATCAAGGCCAACCTAAATGACTGCATACTCCTGTAAACGGGCTTAAATAAGGCTTTACAGGGTGTAGCTAAGGGCAAACAGCACATATCACTAATGTCAACTTGCTCAGAGCCTAGATACGCATTAAACTCTAACTCCTCAAGGCACGGATGAGCGTACGAGGCTGATTCCAGCTTTTCCAGCCGAATAACGCCGGGGCCGGTCTCTGGGCCTATTGTGAACCCCCTGTGTGTCTTGGCCGCGAGGGAGTGCGGGACATCGACACGACTAGAGACTGCTCCGCATAGATCCAACTCAAGTAACCGCTCGTAGTATGCTGGGTCACCTCCGAGTACTAAAATTATCGTTAGGGCTGGGAGATGACACAGGTCCAGGGCAATCGCAGGGTCGACTGTTGGGTATATATACAGGACGCACAGCTTAAGCTTCCGGACAACCATCTTCAGTGCCTGGGCGCGTCTGTGGAGCCCGGACCAGGAGAGGGAATAGCGGCCGTGGTGCTGGCCACGGGCAACGAAATCATTTGTCTCCTCTACAAACTGTATAGGCTTCACACCAACTGATTTCGCTGCAGCAATGTACAAATCCATGTTAGTCTCTGAAACTGCGAGATACTTACTATTTATCCCAGCCACCTCAATGTCAACTATGCCAGGATTGATAAAAGGCAACAGGATCAGCTTCGCCACAAGATCACCCCGGTTCTGAAAATTAATCCTTGGGGACAGTCTGTCAAGTGGGGCACAGTCCATTAGGAGAGCAGAGTCCTGGAACACCCTCATCAGGAAGCTAAAGGTCGGGCCTGCAGCAGCATAGAGCAGCCTGATCAAGCCGGCTCTCTCAAATTGAAGCAACCGGGCACCAACCAGGAATCGCCAAAGTGATCGTATAACTATGCTCCACGGAAGCTTTTGCATGTCTGATAGTGAGAACCGCTCAAGGTTTGCCCACGTACGCTGCTCCATGATATCATGCCCACTTGCCCTGATGTCTACCAAGAACGACTTGCCAATAAGGATTCCAAGACAATAACTTGCACTTACACACGGATCAAATTCAACCTCAGCATCTATGATCTGCTCGGGGATAGTGACAGGCTTCGAAATAAGCCACTCGGCCCCCTTGTACTGAGGTTCGCAGGCTAAGACAAACTCTTCAGAATCAATTTTCTCAAAACATGTCTTACAACTTGCACTTAGGAGATAGGGGGTGGAAATAACCCCACCAGATCGGATTACAGAGTCAGCATAGAGGCATCCATATGTGAATACATGCTGAAAGTGAATTGTGTAATCGTCGGATGACTTGGAGAAAGAATGGAGATAATCACTAGAGAACCTAAGCCACGTACTTAAAATATTGACATATCCTGTAAGCCCCTGCCGTGAGTCACCACGCGACGGCAAGCGGTGTGTAAGGGTTCCCCCTTGTATACTCGGCCTTGCCTCGGATGTGTACCCCTTTTCAAGGAGAAAGCGACACATAAGGGTGTTTAAGTGTGGGTCCGTGACCCTGCGGACTTTATACCACTGGTGGAGAACGAGAGTGTCCCTAACTAGGTTGGCAGCTCTAGACTTTGTCAATCCGGTAATCTCACCTCGCTGCACCTTGACAGCTGTGTTGGACCCAAGGTACAGGGGCTGGTCTCCTCGGGTTGTAAGGTGGTGGGAACGTAAGGGTTCCTGGGGGCAGTATATAATTGCGTCCAAGTAAAGCTCTGCATTTGCTCCCACGGAACTGTGGGGGTGGAACTGTTCTGCTACGAATGGCATTGTCACCCCAACCAAATCCCTACCCCACGTCAGCCTTCGTAGCTGCTTCGCTGCAAGGTACGTACAGCCCTCCAGGTAGGGCTGCATATTATACCCCTCGGTAGTGTCAAGGAGCCGCTGGATAATTGACTCCTTGTAACGGACACTCTCTAAGGCCACGTCCTCAATGTGGACTGCCTGACTTGCGGACACGACAGTTGAGGACTTTTGGAAAAGATCTATTATGCTCAGACCATATGCAACATTCGACAGTGCGAACAGTGCGGACATGTCCCTCGGTAGCAAGGGCATCATTGTTGAGAGGTCCCGTGCTAACAACTGGGCCATCTCTGTGAGGGGCTGCTGGAAGAAAGTTGCGACTCGGGACGAGTGCGTACTTGTCGCAATGGCTTCCTCAATCCATTTCCTGATCTGCCGTTCTGGCCGATATACTTGAGCTATATTGAGGGATGTAGGGTCTGTGACAAGGGACAACCAATCCGGATAGGGTGCTATTCTTAATTTGACTACGCGGTTGACCAGGCTACACGTGACTCCTGTTGTCTTAATCAAGGTCTGCAGCAGTGCTAATTGGAAAGGTAGTGGATCCGACATCCCCCGGAAGAATACACTCGGCAGGGTAGCCGGTGTCGGAAGTCCACCGATTGACGGTCCCACTAGGCATAGTGTCGTTAACAGTGACTCGTCTTGCATGACGGCCGGAGGTAACTCGACATATAGCTCAATAAGGTACAAGCAAACCCCTGTCGCTAGTGCTACCCAGGGGGACGTGTCTGCCATGGCCGCGCTTAAGCATGATGACGTCAAGCAAGCTAGCTTCGAGTACAGATTTGGGAAGAGCTCCCCCGTTGAGTCAGTTACCCGCGATAGTTGCTTAAGGCACCCTGGGACAGGCACCCCACGGAAGAAGAGCTTCTTCCCATACTCATACAAACAGTCTGAAACCCAGCACTCCTCCACCTTGAGGTTATGACCAGCAAGCCTAGCGTGCTTATATAATGCTCCTAATGCTCGTTCGGCTAGCTGCTGATTGTTCTGACTCACAGACCTATGGATGATGATTGTTTGGTTATCACCCTGGCCGAGGATGTTGAACGTCACATTTACTTCCCGAAGAGCAACAATTTCCCAACAGCTCGTAAGGATAGTCCACAACTTTTGCCGCATGCCCTCCCCCATTGTCTTTGTCCCTATAGCACAAGTCACACCGTCCTCAACAGGCTCACCACGGTCTGAATAAGGTGGGTTGAACCTGTCTTGAATTATGAACGTAGTGAAGCAGGGCAATGTACAGCCGGTTCTGAAGAAGTACCCGCAGTTAAACATCTGGTCCAACTGGCGACACAAGGGGGCCTGGAGCTCCGGCCTGAAACCATTGCACCAGGAGCTGTAATCTAGGTTAATAACAAAGGAATCTCCCTTAGTTATCGTGTGGGACAACCGATTTAATAAGTGAGTTAAAGCTGTAGAGCTCATGGTCATTGAGTGTGTCTTAAGGTATGGCATGACCTCGTTCTTAAGAGCAGCCTCAGCGACGACTTGGTAGATTCGAATGGCCAATGTCTGTTTCGAGAAAAACCTCCCCTTAACTTTCAATTCCTTCTCCTTAGGCACGAGGACTGTTAATCGATCCTCAAAGTCCACAGCCCCCCTGTAGAATGGCTCTAGCAGAGCCGGTATATTGTCGAGACGGCCATCAATCAGGGCGTTGACAAGCCTTGAGGGTCCCGACCTGCTAACCGGTCTCTCCAGCCGCTCACCGTATTTCTTCCAGAACGCCGCCGCGTTGTACTCAAATACCCAGTCCCTTCTTGAGCTAATTATCGCTTTATCACTAACAATGTCGTTGAAGTCCGGGTCCATGTCCAAATCAGCGATTTTGAGGATAACCACCTTTGCAAAAAGTTGCCACCTCCGGTCAAACGCAGGGCTCCATCGGCCCAGCTCCCGGGCATTTTTGATCGACTTGTCACAGCCGGGGAGTAAGTGGACTGGAGGCCATTTTGCATTCTTTGACACGTAACCCTTAATGAACTCAGCTCGGAACATTGACAAAAGGGTGTGGCCATACGACAGGAGGGCCTGGGGCTTTTCCGAGTCAACGCGCATCTTGTGGAGTTGCTCTCGTGACCCGTCAACCATCCTAATCTCAGGGAAATACCATGACTTTTGTACTGAAGATATCATTAGGAGCAGCACAGGATCCAAGTTGAGTAGTTTTTTTAGTAAGCTGTCCAATTGTGGGCAGGTCTCGGGGATAGTAAACACAGATGCAAAATTAGACGAGACAGAGACATTGTATCTCCCCATGACAAGCCCCTGTGAGTAGGGGGAGATGGATTTAATGATTGTAAAGTACTCATCGTGGGGGAGGTTGATTGAGTCAATTATATCGATTAAGTTGATTACGTGATCAAGAAACGACCCTTGTTCCCAAAGAGCACCTTGGACCACCGACGCGATCAGGAGATGACACCTGCTCTTGGCTGTGTCTGCTGCCGCAAGAAAGTGATTGTAGGTCATTAGGCAGCTAGTGGTGTCTATGGTTGCAATGACAAGTGATTGTATGAAGTAAAGTGACATGTTTCCAAGCCTCTTGGGTCCTATGTCAGCTTCTCGGCTGTACGAGACCTGCCCCACAACTCGCTGGTATGCAATATGGAGTTCAAGTTGAGCTCTCACCCGGGGATTGGTTAGTGCGTACCTAACAGAGGAGTATAAGGTCTTCGTCATATGCTCCAACTTCCAGGCTGAGACAATCACAGTTAGTATAGTCTCTGCAGCTCGGATTAGAACACCAATTGGATACACCTCGGGAGGTAGAACCACTTGGCGGAATAAGAGGTAATAATCACAGGATGCTAAATTCCTCGGTTTGATTTGACCCAGGGCACGGATATGGTGTGGAAGTGAGCTTGATTTGAGGCAAAAGGATACCTCAGTCCCAAGTAGAGGATTTTTAAGGGATTGGTCGGTTCGGTTTATTCCTGCCACCGGCCGAGGCGTCTCCTCCTCGCGAAGGAGGCTGGCAAGGAAACACAGAGATTTATTAGATAGAGGACCCCTCCGAGCCAGGCGGCCCATGCCAGTAAGTCCCTCAACCACCCAAGGGGATTAAGGAAGGCAAATGAGGGTAACCCAATGTGTACCCACCCGGAACCTGTATCTGTTGATGTCATGTTACTAGACCTTGTGTACGGTAAGAGATCAGCCTGAGTTCCGTAAGCATGGTTAATGGGGTCTGTCTCATGACCTGAGGCAATGTCAAGCTGTGGGGTCATGTTGAGACTAGCCTCAAACTCCTCCAGGTGATAGTCGTGTGACGTCTTATTATATCTGATCCTCTTCGGCTTGACCCCCGACCCTACGGTTCCTAGGAAATACCTACCAAACCACATGACACGTTTGAGCCCTGGCCGGGCCTCAGGGGTGTTGGTCTGCAGCCTACCCTCATCATTCAGATAATACTTCCGCCCATTGTAATCAACAGGGGGATAGTATGTTGACTCGTTCCATACCATAAATGTGATATTGACCCGATGACACTGCCAAACCACCCCTACCCCATTAACTATGTAACCAATGATATTGGGGTGGTTGAGCCAGCCTCTTAGAAACTGGGACGCGCTTGCAATCCCAGTCCCAAAGACCCCTAAGAGCAAGGACTGGAGGATCTCGCAGTCCTCCCAGGCATCCTTGAGTGTAGGCCTAAGCTTGTGAATTAGGTACTCTATCTGCTGCGTGTCCCTACGCCTTCTAACTAGCCGGGGTCGACAGGATGATGTATAGTTGAAGCACGTTATGTTGATGGACGGGCTTTGATAGCTGCCGTTTGCTAGTGAGTATGACCGTCTAAATTCATCAAACGAGATAATCTTGGAGGATGAGTTACAAAGTATTGTCCCATTGAGGGTTGTGTTCACAGTCTCCGACCGTGGGCTGTACGGGGCATAGGTCAGCGTACTACCATCACTAAGCACCGCGGACCCACTCTCTAGCTCTTGCTGGCTCACGGTGCTACAGTCAGCAAAGCTACAGTACATAAAGGGCGGGAATGTCTGCACAGCGACTGTAACATTCTTAATGGAACACCGACAAATCTCGGTTGTAATAGCCGAGCAGCAATAAAACCAGTTGCACTCAAAGGGATCCTCGGGTGCTGAGTTGTTGAGACAACCCCGTACAGTGCCAGTGTACCGATTGATGAGTCGGTCGGCACTGTAACTGCCGAAGAATCCCCAGTAAGTTTTGCAGTGGTACTTGAGGCATGACGTGTGGACTGCAGGAAGGCTGATTGTCGTGTGATTCAGGTAACTAACCTCACATGAAACGACATTCTCCGTCGGGGTGTGGCAGAGTCGTCGAATCTCAAGGTCAATCAGTCCCGGAGTCGAATCAGTGTTGCAGCTAAGGCCCTGAAGATCGAATGTCTGGGCCGAGAGGGCCAACACCAATGTTCCGAAGCCGGTAAGAAAAGACATTGAAGGCTGCATTGATCGCGTGCTTGCTCTGCTCTTTGTTGAGACGCAGGAACATGTACTTCCTGACGGGGTCCTTATACACCGACAGTGAGTTGAGTGTCAGGAGTAGGAAGTCGTCAATCTGGAAGTATATGTTTACTAGAGAGTGGCCTGCGGGCTCAACGTCAATTGTGAAGTAATCGGTCAACCGCTTCTCGCGGGGCAGTTGGAGTGGCTCCTTTACTGAAAGAAACGGGATGTTTAGGAATTGGTTCCGTGAGGTTCCCCCAACAAAGTCTATCTCAAGCATCAGTGTGGGCCATCCAGGGACGATTACCTTGTCCTTGAGTTCTACATAGGAATGTTTGGAATTCATGATGATTCGGTTTTTTTATGGTATGATGTCCCACTCATCAGCTGTGGGAGCGCTTGGGAGCTGGGGGTATATGCGTGGTGGTGCGGGGTGTGAGGGTAGCATGGGTGCGGAGGTTCCGACGGCGGTAGATGCATAGAGAAGATCGACTTTCTCCATCATGAGCTTCATTGTCTCCATCATTGTTTTCATGGACCGATCCAATATCTTGATGTTCTCTCCCAGGACCCTGATGCTGTCAGAATGGTCGCAGCGCTGAGCTGTTTGAATGGTTTCAACCTGGAGTGCTGACAGGGACTCAAAACCGGCCTCAAGGCGAGCTGAGATATCTCCAAGGGTGCCACGGACTTCTTCTGCTTCTATCATGCTGTTCTCAGCCAGCTCTGTCACTAGCTTCTTGATGAGCTCATCATTCGATAGCTGCTCCCTTCCGGTTCGCTGATCTGGATCTGAGATCATGGAGGGGTTCTTCCGGAGATCCCTCAGGAGCTGGTCCACTGGCTGGGTCAGTGCATTCTTTGGAATCTTCCTTGGTCTTGGTGATCCCGACCGCGCCCGTCGTAGTGTCTGGGGATCTTCTTCGTCCTCCAGAGAGTCTACCAGACTCGACGGTCGTGTTGCCATTGAGCCTCCTAACCAATTCGAGCAGTGTCAGTCGGAGGTCTGAACTCATTACAGAGCGTGGGAGGTTTGCTGCCGCATTTGGTTTTTTATTGGTTTGTTCATTGTTTTCAATTTAGACCAGTCACACCTATCATCTTCATTATTGCAGAGATCTCACCTGAGAGCTCTGCCCCATCCTCTCCGCGAGATATCTCGCGGCGCCTATATCGGGCAAGCTGGGTCTCCTTTACACTAGAGCCCGGTTGTATGGTCGAAGCCCGATACCCAGCCATTGTAGGGTTCTCTTTTTTGCTCCAGTAAAATGCCGCAGATGCTAAGTTAGGAAAGCTACGGGGAGCAAGCTTTATAGCATCTGGGTGCCTGATGGCCCCTAAAAACGGAAATAAGTCAGCATGTTCCTCCTTCAGCTTTGCCGAGACCTCTAAAAAGTCACGAATCTCATATGCAACTACAGGGATTGTTAGAGTAGCATCCATACACTCCGCGAGGTACTCCTTAATAGTGGTGTACGTGGTCATCTGCGCGTAGCTTGCGACGAGCTTAATCTGGTCCATGAACTCTTTCCCTGGGGACTCAAAGTCTGTGGTAAGTAGGGATAAAACAAATGATCCTACCCAGGGTTGGCCGTTAATCCAGTCTATAGCCTCGTGGGGGTTAAACATCTGCAGCAGTGTAGCAGTCTCACCATGAGATGGCCGATTGAGGGCTGCCATCATTGTCTTGAATCTCTTCTTAATTTGTTCAGCTCCAGCCTTAATCTTGGATGATGAACCTATAACAACCCCTATCAGTAAGGAGCAACAGTGGCTGAAGATAGAGGATATCTCTAACTCGGTGAGCTCTCGTTGTGTAGTCTTCTCTCCATAAAACTTGGCTGTCTTAACAACAGTCTGCTCCCCGCGTGTAACGGGTGTTGAGAGGTAAGACTCGCGAGGTACCCCCCCGTGGAGGAATGCAGCATGCAGCCCTGGGATTAATAAGCATAGGAATACAAGGCTAGGTGTAACTGTGTGGAACATGTCACGTCGTGACTGGTCTAACAATGCCACTGCGTTCTGCCTAATCTCTTTTTCGTGCCCAATACCCGGGTGCGGGTCGGAGCCCCCAACTGTGTATTGTAGAAACTTCCCGGAAAGCTTGGGAAGGCTTGCTGGGGGTTCATATATATCTTGATCCTCCATATCGGCATCATCAACTAGGCGTCTCTTGGGTGGCATTGCGTATGTTCATTTTGTTAGAAGAGTGGTGATTGATTTGTTGTTAACGCAACA